GCGATCGTCGGCAGCGTCAGATGTGTATAAGAGACAGCCCCGGAATAGCACCGGGGCGGCGTTCACTTATTCAATTTCAATATTTCAATCAAGATTTGCACCGGCAGCAAAAGCAACAAAAGAATTAAATACACGCTTTCACCGCCTTTTAACCAACGCACACCCAAACAAAAGCGGAATTATATTTCCGGCCTTTATAGGGCTTTACCGTGATATTACAAAAGCAATTTGCAACCCCTTGTGTCCATGTTTCATAACGTATAAACGCTTGTACTGTGTCAGGGGATACAAGATAGCAGCTTGCGCCGCCGTGCTTTTTCCTTGCGTATACCATGCTTTACACCCCCGTTAAAATACCGTATCAACAACAGTTAAAATTGTTACCCATAGATCAATATACTGTGTGCTATACCCGGAATAATCGCCCCTGTCAAATTCTGTTTTACCCGTGATAACATAACCAACTTGTTTTACACCCCCGTCTAATAGATCAACGAACATTTCCGACTTGTTTTTAATGGCATTTTTGGAAATGGTAATGTAATGCTTTTCTTCCACCCGTTCCCGGTAAATTTCAAGCGCATTTTCCACGCTATCCGCATTTATGCGCATATCCGAAACAATACCGCCGTCAATGTACCACTTTTTATTGTTGTATTCTTTCATTGTTGCCGTTGTTTTGAAAATGTAATTCATAATTAAACCCCCATTCTAATACATTCATCAAGCGGAATTTTATACCCATGCACCCGGAAAAATGCGCTATCTTTACCGTTTGCGGGGTAGTAGATTTTATAGCGGTGGAACGCTTTACCGCCGCCCAACGCCCCGGAAACACAATAAACATAATCATCAATGCCATGTTCAATACCTTTGATTTCAAGCCCATTCAAGCCGCTGTAATAAGCGATACTTTCCCGGCTTTCGCAATATTCCCGTTTATTCATGATTGCAAACCCCCCTTATAAAATCCCTTGCAAGGCTTTTCAGGCTTTCCCGCTGCTGTTCATAGGAAAGGCTATAATCATAGTGAATTTTTTCGGCCCGTTCTTCCACGGCTTTCACCTGTTCATATTTGAGGCGGATATTTCCGAAAGGGGCATACCCTGTTACAATGGCAACCCCGCCGCCCATATCGTAAATATCAGCCGCCCACCCCTCACGGCGTATTGTGTACGCAACCGGGCTTTCATAATTCAAAAGGGTTTGCAATCCGCAATAGGGAACGCAAATAATTTTATTGTAATTTGCCCGGATTGCCTTTTGTGTTGTCTTGAATTTCATTTATTACACCCCTTTCAATAATTCACACTGTTAGCAGAACGGCGGCTGTACATAGCTTTCAAACTTTCGGCGGGGGTCATATCCGCCGCTTTCGGCTTTTCCGTTTCTACCGGCTGCATATCCCACCACGATTTCCCGCCGCCGTTCATATCATAGAATGAAAGAAAACTATTTACATGGCGCATTGTAGTAGCGGAATAGCCGCCCCACATACGAACGAACCGCCCCGCCGCCGTGATACGGCAAACAAAAGTATTATAGGACTGTAAAACTTTTTCGCCGTTGTCCGTTTCAATGACTTTTGCTTTTCCGTAAAAACTTTTTGCCCGGTCATAACCGCAAACGGGTAAATCAAAAATCTTTTTCATAATATAAGCCCCTTTCAAAATTCAATTTACATTTACTGCCTTTCGGTAAATACAAGATAGCATATTTGCATTTACTTGTCAAGCGTAAATATAAAAGAAAATCAAGATTTTTTGCAAATACAGCAACTATACAATATAAAGGGCTGAAAAAAAATGTTTCCGCTTTCAGATCAGGCCGGAACCCCGACAGCGCCCACGCCGCCCCGGTAGAACCCGCCGCCGATCAGCCGGGGAAAGGAAAAGCCGCCGACCCCATGGGGAGATCGGCAGCTCTGTCAAAGTCGCAGACCTTCGCTGGAAAGTCGCAAAGTCGCTCGGCATAGTCGTAAGCCATAGTCGCAAAAGTCGTGAAAGTCGCTCAGTCCTCCGGGTCATAGTCGCCGGACGTACCCACCACATCTTCAAGGTACTTCTTCTCCAAGTCCTCGGCGGGAACCTGTTCTCCGAGCTGCTGGTTGGGTGTCAACACGACCTCCTGCTTGTCCGCATAGCCCATGTTGTTCTTCATCAGGAAGATACCAGCGACCGGATTGATCTTTCCGTTCTGCATATAACTTTCCATCTGAGCGTTCAAAAGTTGATACGCCTTTTTAATTAAGTTACGGCTTTCGGCGGGTAGCGTCTTACTATCCACCCCATTTGCCCATGCCCATATCGTCTTTCTGTCCACTCCGAAAGCCAATGCCATACCAGCAACAGAGGGCTTCATATCGTCCTGAGCGCACAGAGCAAAGTACATTCCCATACGCTCTTTGACCTGTTCAGGTTCTCTCACATTCACATCAGGCCAGTCCAACATGACCATCGAATGTTGCAAATATTTTCTGTTGTCACCCGGTTCCGTATGGACGCTCATGGCTTCCTTACGATCAGGCCGAGTGCGTTTCTTCACAATTTCATCTGCCATAGTCGTTTTCTCCTTTCAAAGTTGCCAAGGTGATAAAGGTGAGTAATCGGGTGCATTTCCCTATAACTATTTCTATATACGCGCGTATAAGAGAGAGTTATAGGCATTTATGCCCGATTACTCACCTAACTCACCTAAAATACGAAAAACAATTTTTCAAAACACGCCAATTTGAAAAAAGTCTTTGCAAAAACACTCACCTTTATCACCTTTATCACCTAACTACCAGTTGGCGTTGATAACCACCTTGTTCTCGTGCATAAGTGCCGTTGCTACAACGCTCTCCACTCCATCCCAGTTGTAGACTTCTTTCTTCACGGCGTAGTCTGCAAGCTGCTTTGCCTGCTCGTTGTCAAGAACCATGTCCAAACAGTTCCAATCTTTTTCTTCGGTACGCTTGCCGTAAGGAACACAGTACCCGATATTTTCCAAGAACTCATACCACGCACGACCGCCGCTGTCGGTGCTGGCGATGTCCACCGTATTGATGACCTCACCACAATGAGGGCAGCGAACATCTTTGCGTTCCATGACTACAATATCAAGACCCACTCTATAACACCTCCAAGGCAATTTCCAAAAGATCAATTAGATCATGAATGTGTCGAGGATTTAATTTTGTTTCTCGCTCGATTTTATCCAAGTGATAAAGAACAGTATTACGCTGCATGGGCAGGGTATTAGCTACGGCGGTAACATTCAAATTGTTTTTCACCATAGCTATCACGATTACCGCTTCCAGATTAGTCATTACCAATCTCCTTTCGCAGCTCGTCATAGAGTTCCGAAAAGCGGCGGTTCCAGTGGCGCAGTCGCCATAAGAATAGACAGCCTACAACAATCCATTCAACGGCGGCGATAATTGTCAGAATGTCACTCATGCTCTATGCTCCTTTCTCGCAAAGCGGTTAAGCAACACGCTCACGGTGAGCTGACCAATCCTGTTCACATAAGGACAGTTGAAGCGGTCAGGGTGAGGAACACTATTGCCGAGGTCGATGACCAGATCACGAGTGTTGTAGGAAATGTCCTTCGTGATAGTCGGCGTGGCGTAGATCACCACATCACGGTTCATCGTGGCTTGCAAAAGACTCTTGGTTTTGGAGTGCGCCACCGTCACAGTTGCGTTACCGAGGGTGAGGTACTTTGCCAAGTTCTGAACGGCGTGACCCCGGCCTACAATGGTAATGTCCTTAGCGTGAACCAAGTCCAATGCCAGCAGGAGCGCCAAAGTCGCCTGAGACACCGATGACATTCCCTGTGAGTAGGAATGGTCAATGTCAACCTCGGCGGTGAGCTTAATGTCAGACGGGACGGTTTCTCTGTCTACCACCACGGCCTTGTACGGAGGGCATGGGTACTGAGTGAGGTCACAGTCAATGCCTAACAGGTCAGCCTTGCGCTTGACCGCTTTCAGAAATACGCTCTCGTAGGAACCCAGCAACAGCAGTCTGCCGGTAGGGTGAAAGCGGGTGGTTTCCTCGTCCAAGGTGGCAGAAAGCGTTTTGATTTGCTCCATTACATCATTCATGGTGCTTCTCCTTTCTTTCAAAGTCATGGAGGGAAATCATCTTCTCACGGGTGAGCTTGTCAACCACTCGACCGATCTCAGAGTAGCCGCAGACCGCCGCCAGCCGTTCAAGGTTGCCCTTGGTCTGTGCCGTGACTACGATGGAAATACGGCGGAGGTTCTTTTTCTCAGTCTTCATCGCTTTCCTCCGTGAACACGGTTCCCTCGAACCCTTCCGCTCTGCCGAGAAGTCTCCACAGACCTTCTTCCTGTTCGCCGCAACAGGGACAGGATTTTGCGGCGATTTTTCCGAGCTTCTGAGGAAAGTCCTCGTCTTCCTCAACATACAGAAGGTGTTCACATTTACGGCACATGAAGACGGTGAACATCGGGGGTAGTGGAATAGGCCGCTTTCGTCCACAACGATGACAAACCCACTCGTGCTTCCAGTCTTCACGAGTCATTTCATTGCCACATACACACTTTTTACTCATATTTATCCTCCATTCGGTCGCAATCATCAGAGATTGCACAGTCTTCACAACCCTTATAATAGAAGCAGTTCCGGCAACTGGAAATGACAGGCATACACCGCTCAGCGTATTCTTCACAGTTGGCAACAGGGCAAGTGCCATCAACGCAGGCAACACCTACATAGTCGGGGCAGTATTCAGGCTTCATCATCGCTGTCCCCTTCCGTCAAAGCTCTTGCGAGATCGTCAATCATCTGGTGCATGACTCTATCGCCAACATCATCTTCGTTCTGACACCAGAAGGAGAATTTCAGGTGTAGCAGCTCATGCACCAGCGTCTTTTCAAAATTGAACGGCACAATGCGGTCGCCGTAACAGGCAGGATTGATGATCTCAATACGAGCGGTCTTAATTGCTTCTGACCACTCGGTACAGCCTGTGGTATTACGCACCATCATTTCTTCGGGATGAAGGTGGGTCAATAGCTTTATCCGCCACTCCTGCAAGCAGAGTTTTCGCTTCCACTTTTCCAGCAGGGCGAGTTCTTCATTGGTGGCAATCATACTGTCACCTCCTGTTCACGAGGGAGTTTTACGGTGTTACCATCTTTCAGATCGTCAGTGCTGAGTTGATAGGACACCAACTGCATACCGTGAGCCGTGACCTCTACACCATTGAAGAACCCTGCAATAATGCCATCGGGAATATCAAGAGTAATTTTCATCACGGACGCTCCTTTACAATGCGGATTTTTCTTAGCCGCTTGCCGCACCGCTTACAGACTTCATAATTGCTCTGCCAGCGGTGAGAACCATTACGGCACTTGACCTGAATATGAACATACGGGTCTGCTGTGTGGATACCGAAGCGGCAGAGGATAGAATTGCATGAACGGTTCATTAGGACGCTCCTTTCAGTCTGAGGTTCTTGTAGACGGGGTAGCCCTGATACACAACCTTGCCGCCGTGCCACTCAGGGTGCGTTTCCATGTCGGCGTTGAACCGCTTGGCAGAACAGGCAAAGTACCCGTTGGACTTGCACCAAATCTTGTAAGCGTCAAACAGAGACTTCGAGCGGGTGTTGACCCCCTCAGCCTGTTCACAGCGTTCTTCGAGGAACTGCAAGCACAGATCGTTGTCACGCTCGTACTGGTTGACTACCTTCCGCATGGCGGGGGACATTTTCAGACCGAACCGCTTGTACTTGAAGTATCCGGCGACCAACCAAGCGAAAATGCCCTGCATAGCTTCCTGTGTCTGGAACTCATTTTTCAGGTTCTTGTCCTGCTCCGCTTCGGTGAAGTGGCGGTTAAACTCAATGACCCGTACACGGTCGGAAGCGAACAGGGACTTATCGCTGACGGTGGGAAGATCGTTACAGGAAAGCCAAAGGGTGAACTGCGGCAGGAAGGTCGTGGCAGTCTCATAGAGGTTCCGAGCCTTGATTTCCTCGCCGCCTGTGAGCTGCTTGATCGTTTCTTCGTCCAGCTTGCCATACTGGTTGCTCTCTGCCATCGTGACGAACCGCTTGCCTTTCAGGGAAGCCAGCATGGGGTTCGCTGCTTCGGCGTTCTTCGAGCGCTCCGCCTTGCAGATGATCGACACGGGGGACACGGACGCATAGTCACCGAGAAGGTGGTGAATTGCCGAGAGCATGGTGGACTTACCGTTGCGAGTGGTCTTGCCATGGAGAATGAACATACATTCCTCGTTCGCCATACCCAGCATGGAGTACCCCAGCGCCTTTTGAAGATAGTCAGCCTTGTCTTCGTCATTACAAGTGACCTCTGCAACGAACTTCTCCCAGCGGCGACACCGTGCGTCCTGCAAGGTGTAGTTGAAGTTGGTCTGCATGGTCAGGAAGTCTTTCCAATCATGCTCCCGGAACTCCATCTTTTCGAGGTCGAAAGTTCCGTTCTTGCAGTTGATAAGGTACGGGTTTGCGTCAAACTCCGCCGAAGCGATAGGAAGCACACTGGCAGCGTCCTTCATCAGCCGGTCACGGAAGCGCCGGTCGCCCATCTTCACGATGAACTTCATGTACTCGGTGCGGCGTTCTTCATTGGCAATCTCGCCGCAGTAGAGAGCCATCAGGCGGCAGAACTCTTTGATTTTCTCCGCTACCAGCAGAGAACCCGTGTCCTTACGCCATGCTCCCTCGGAGTAGGTGAACCAGCTTTTCGCTTCGGGGCAGTAGCGGGTATCATTCTTGTAGCACTCGGAAAACAGCTCCGCCATGCCGGACTCGTCCCACGAATACCCCGTACCGCTGATTGGATGGCTATGCTCAGGCTGTGCTTCCTTAATCTGAAACATCACACGGGACTGAGCTTCGTCCATGATGTAGCGACCGTTGGAGAGCTGGAAAAGAGCCTGTTCTTCGGGGACGGTTGTGATTTCATCAGCCATTTTCAGCACTCTCCTTTGCGAACTTTTTCAGGGGTTGAAGGTCGGCTCTGACTTTCTTAATGTACTTCTCCACGATGGACTCAACCTCGTAGCGGGTAACGGGGTTGACCACAGAGCGGTCAAAGGCTCGTGCGATCTCATTGACTTCCCGTATGCGGTCGATTTCGTTGTGGTAGCTGACCGCAAACTGCTGACCGTTTCTCATGGCAACCGTGAGAACAAAGGGGTATTCCGCTCGTTGGCCTTTACTGGTTGAGACAGTCACAATGTCTGCGACATTGAGAAGGGTTCCGTTGAAATTGTAAAGCATGAGTTCACTTCCTTTTCTTCATCGCTCTCGCCAGCACCACAGCGGCGCAGTCCTGAGAGTCTTCGTCCCACCATGCACAGCGCTGTTTCTGGCAGGGACAGAGGGGAATATCTTCGGGGCAACTCATTGATAACGGACAGATTTTCTTCTCACTCTCCACTGTCTACACCCCCCCCCATAGAAGAAAGCGTTCTTCAAAGCGGTGTCCACATGACGCATAATCTCAGGGGGCAGAGTACAGATGTACTCCCAGTCATCGGACACATCTACGACACGCACCTGTTCACACTCAACCATGCTCGGCTGTAAAGAACCCCAAGTGACAGCCACATGGGTTGGCAATTCCAGCCGCTTGATTTTAGTGGTCAGGGGAACGACAATGCTGGTGGAAGAAAACTGATTGCCGACATTGTTTTGCACAACCACCCACGGACGCTTACCGGCCTGAATATGACTGTTGGCAAGCATGGGAACATCAATGATAACAACATCGCCACGCTGATAAGGTTTCATAATTACCTCCTGTATCTGGTCACGCTGTTAACAATCAACTCGACCTCGGACTGAGGGAGCGGCGGCTTGCAAGCCTGTTGATTGGCGTATAACATCTCTTTGTAAATCTCTGCTTTGGTGTATCCTTGGTTATGGAGCTGACCCGCCAGAGAAGTCAGGCTGAGGTTCCGGCTTCCCGGTGTGATAGGCGGGTATTCAGGCTTCAAATGCAGCTTGCCGTTTTCAGGGCGGCGATAGATGGGAGAATAGATACGCTGAGGGGCGACCGTACCTGAGCTACTTTCCTTCGGCGTGTCGGGAAAATACTTCTCGATCACATAGTCAATCGCTGACTGGTTTTCAATGATCTCGGAAAAGATCAAAACCTCGCCGGTCATGATGAAGTACCGATTGCTCTTGTAAATCTCCACGGCGGCACGGTTGTTCTTGCCCTTGAAGGGCAGCTCACCACGAACGAGAATATGAACCCCTCTCCCGCTTCTGGACTTTTCCGTGTAGGACCGACAATGACCGATAATGTCAGCCGCCAGCGGGTTTAGAAGCCCATCAGTAAAGCCATCGTCAATGTCGATACCTACAACCCCTGTATCGTGAAACACATAGCCAAGACCGTCATAGTAGCCGTGCTGGACATTGTGTTCAGCGTCAATGTAATTCGACCATGTATCAGGATTAGAGGAAGAAGCCGCCTTTCTCACGGTGGCCTGCATGGGAACCTTTGACCCGTCCCACACATTGACCCATGCCTTTTCCCCTCGAAGTTCGGCGGGTATATTCAAATAGCTCATAGGCTTACCTCAGCTTTCATACGGACTCGGTAAAGACCAATCCCATCTATCACCGCCACGGTAGACGTTGCGGAAGTGATTTCTCTTGCCATCGCCAGAGAACCACAAGTAATCCGCAGGGAGGACACGACCGACCTCAACCTGACCTTCTCTCTCTGCGTACCAGCGGGTCAGTACATCTATACAGAGAGTAATCAAACCATCATCGACCGGGTTTTCCTCGTTGTACCCTACAAATTGTTTGGGTGTAGTCACGACCGTTATAATGTCGCCGTAGCCATGATCGACACGGTTGAGCGCACACCACACACAAGCGGCTTTCTCAGCGTCATAGCTGACCCCTCTGGCTTCTCCCCATAGCATTTTCGCCAGTACAATCACTTCCTCGTCTGTCCACGGCTGAGGTGTCACCTCCGGTTCTGACTCCGGGGTGACTACCTCTACCACCTCGACAACGGGAGAAGGTTCTTCAACCTCAACCGTGGGTAATTTCAGACAGAGGACTGCGACAATGGTGACGAACCACAGGAAGATTGAAAATCTCAGCCCTCGCAAGGGGTCTTAGACTTGCTGGACTTGGGCTTTGTCGAGGTTCCAGCAAAATAGAACTTGCCATCTACGCAGATGGGGAAATCGGGAAAGAGCTTGCTGACGGTCTGTGTTCCACGGGAACAAATCTGCTCTGCCGCCGCCAGCGACATTTCATCTTTCACGAAGTCCTTTCCAGCAGCCATGATATACGGCACTTTACCGTCAATGCTTTTCAGTTTCATCGAGTTCTTTCCTTTCTTTGTTCCATGCTTCAACATCAACGCCGATACGCTTCAACATTTCTTTGCAGAGCCATGTGTAATCGTCCGGCATTTGATAATACTGGATAAGGCGGTCATGCTCGGCGGATAAAGCGTCATAGAACTTCCGCAGGCGCTTCTTGCCGAAACCAAGGTGAACATGGAGGGTGTAAAGCACCATAGCGTCAATGTCATCAGCATAGCGCCTGTCGGCTTCCACGATCTGACGATTGATTTCCATGTTCATCGCTTTCTTCTCGGCGGCACTCAGAACCGCACCAAATATCTTGCCGCCAGCTTTCTTAATCCTCATACCTCAATGTCCTCGAAGAAGACGGGGTAGGTCTGTTTCAGCAGGGTCAGGAGCATATTGGCAACGACCCGCATATCAGGGTGAGCCGCTACGGGGCAACGCATACGGCAGAAATGCCGCCATTCTCTGAGGTCGGCGGTCATGACCACCTCGGTTTTAAGGCTGTTCGGAAGGACAGATCGGGCTTCCTGCGGGGTACAACCCTCGTTCAGCAGATCGAAGTAGGCGACCTCAGCGTGTTCACACGACCGCTTCCAGATGTGGTAGGTCGAGTCGGTCTTGGCGAAGGTCGAGGGACGAATGACGGTGATCTCGCCGCCGAAGCCCTCCTTGCCGTAGTTGCAGTACCGAGTGGACTCCTGACAGAACGCCGCCAGACGGTGACGGACGATCTCGTGGCTCACGCCCCGGTCACAGATGAAGCGGACAGTGAGAGAGCCATGCTCAATGACCGCTTCGTGACCACGCTTGATAATGCCCCGGACGAACTTCTCTACGCTTCCGTCCGTGATTTTGTCTTCGGACTTGTAGCAAGTGCGCCCTGCGGCTTCAATGGTGGTCAGAAGGGTCTTATATTCGGGAGCGTTGATAAGCTCCACAGAAGGTTCAATGATTTTCACTTTCAGACTCCCTTTCATACCAAGGTTTGAAGTTGATAATCTGTTCGTATAGGTTATTTGTTCTGCCATCGAAACAGATTGTACGGTCATCGACATGAACGATGGAGGGAACTTTTCTTGCTTGAATTTGCACCATCGGGAACCCGTAGTGTTTCAGCCATTCAGCAATCGCCGCCTGTCCTTCAAAGGACTCCGCACGAGAAGAACAGATGACCACACATAGACCATCGCTTATGAGTTGTTCGATGACCTCTTTAATCCCTTCTACGGGAGGGTCGGGGATAACAGCGGCACCCTTCCACCCGCTTCGGTAGGAATGAATTACGCCATCGAAATCAAAAGAAACCGTTGGAATATACATACTTCACACCCCCGCAACATGGCTTGCCAACATATCGGCTTGATGTGTCCATAGCACATTCGGGTACTGGTTGACTGCTCTGGTGTAGTCATTCCACTCAGATTTGTCGGTGAAAGCGCCCATGTGGTAGCGGATACACATGATTTCTTCATCGGTCAGTGTGTAGAACTGAGAGAGAAGCATGACGGACTTATCACCGTGGCCTTTCAGAAGGGTGTCGGAGTTGTATTCCCACGCCCGTTCGTTATAGATTGGTGTACGTTCACCATTAAATTCTTCAATGTGGCCTGCTACCGGGTGGCGGTACTGGTCGATCTTACACAGGTCATGGAACATACCCACGATGAAAGGAGAACGAGCCTTGCGCCAAATCAGGTGATTATCCTGAGTCAGCGTCAGGAGGAACTTCGTGACCATGTAGGAGTGTTCCAGAAGACCGCCCTCGTAATTGCCGTGGTACTTGGTGGAAGCAGGGGCGGTAAAGAAGCCGTAAGCCGTCAGGTACTTCATCATGTCATCGGAAACAACAGAGGTTCCGTCAGGCAGCTTCATGAAGTTCAGAAAATCGGTCACTTCGGACTTGGAGAAGCAGTCAGACATTTTCGTACTCCTTTCTGTGAAATACTTTTTTCGCTGTCGAACCCGTCAGGATAACGAGCCAGTAGCTTATCGACATTGTGCTGTGCCACATATTCAAGGGTCACACCCAAGCCGGTCGCCAACTGTGCGACATACCAGAGAACATCGCCCAGCTCGTCAACCATCTTCATCGGGTCGAAAGCATGACCCTGAAACTCGGTCTTTTTCAGAATGTCAATGCACTCTCCGGCTTCGCCGTTCAAACCGTAACAGCCGTTGCGAACCTTATCCCATGAAGTCAGGTCGCCGGAAGTACGCTCGGCGGCTTTCTGATAATCATTCAGTGTCATCGTCAGCAACCTCCATTTCCACCACCGTCATAATGGCGTAGTTAGCGAGGTCAATCAGGGTATCACGGATAGACTCGTCATTGATCTTCTGTTCACCGCCACGGGAGAGAGTTTTGAAGCGGCTGAACTTATCACCCAACCGAATACGAGCCATCGCCATTCCTTCTTCAACGAAGGTCTGGTGAAAGCTGTCACCGTAGTCATGGTTCTTACGCTCATAGAGATTGTTGATCTCCTTGCAGATTTCAGCGTGGCGCTGAACCTTGGAGAGCGAACAAATATAGGCTTCTGCCATTGTAGCTTATCCTCACTTTCAACATAGTTTTCAACATACCATTGGCGAGGGAGAGCCTTTCAAATTAGCCCTCCCTCGCACTCGGTATCAGCCAAGGAGAGCTGCCAAATCCATCGGGGTCTTAGGAGCGGCCTGAGAAGCCGCAGGAGCGGTTTTAACAGCGGGGGTAGTAACCGTATTGCCAGCGCCGCCCCAGCCCTCAGAGGGGCGTTTATCCGCCAAACGGACGAAGGTAATGCTCTGTCCGGGCTTCTTCTTGTTCTCCTGAACATCATGTTCCACATCGCACTCAATGAAGTGACCAATCAGGTCGGTGTGGTCGATCTCGGTCAGGTCGAAGTTACCGAGCGCAGTCTTGGCGAAGTAGCTGAAAGCGTTGTATGCACCCTCGTTGGGAGAGCCATCGGATTTCAGCAGAGAGAAGCGCTCGATGTGCTTACTGCCGTTCTGCGTCTGCATATAGATTTCCAGCTTACCGAAGTCTTCCTTGTACTTCACATTGGTAATCTGAAAGACATGAGTACCTTCGGGAATGAGGGTGAAACCCTCGGTGAGTCCGATTTTAGCCATTGTTTTATCGTCCTTTCTTGATCTTGTAATAGTGTCTGCTATATTAGCAACGAGAGTTATTAGGTTTTCGGCACAATCGCTTTGACCTAAGCACCCACCTCCACAATAAACACCGAAATATTTATTGTAATAGATGGGGCAACCACCACAAACGCTCATACTTCTTTTATGGTGTGGAAATTGAGCTGTTCTGCATACTCGCAGGGGAAGATGATACCAACCAACTGGTCTTCGTCATCGGGGTACTTGGCGTACTGCTTGACCAGAAGGGCTTTCGGTACACTCTTGTCGCTTTCCAGATCGTAAGCGTACAAGATTTCGCAGAAATCAGACTTCTCGATCAGCGACCAGTCATCGTTGGTGATGGGAAGGGTCATGGTGCTGTCCTGCGTGGCGAAAATACGGACACAATCCTTGATTGCGCCGTCCGGCTCAGGCATGATTGCCTTGACCAGCGTGGCGTACTCGGTGCAACCAACCTGAGAAATCAGGCGACCAATGCCGTCAGGCATTTTCTCGTTGCTGTACCCGGTCACGCTGCGGATACCATCGGGAATGAGCATGAGTACGGACGGGGAAGCAAGCCAGCGTTCGTCCATGTACTCGTAGATAGCGCCGCCATCAGGGGCGAGGGACTTCACAAACTTGGAAAATTTCATAATTAAACCTCCGTTACTTTATCATAGAATACGAAGATGGTGGACTGGTCGGAGTGAATATCACGAGCTGCTGTGAACAAAACTCCAACAAAATCGTCATCGGCATACTGGTCGAGAAGTTTGAGCAAATCATCTTTGCTCAATCTCTGCATACTCTGTGCCACTTCACGCACCTTCTTTCAAGGCTTTCGGGGAAATACGGTAGCTGTCCTCGGTGGTCGTATACTTCGCCAGAATACCGTCCGCTTTCATAGCGTCCTTGTCGATCTTCGTGGTGGAAGTACGGCTGACTTCCCAATTATAGGCAGAACCAGCGATAGACACCTTCTTGTCACCGTCACGGAACTGAGCGATTGCGGCTTTCTTAATCATGTCGGTCAAGACCTTGTACCGCTTCTCGTCCTCAGCCACCTCAGCGGCGTGAGCGTCCAGCTTGGCTTTCAGGTCTTCGGCTTCCTTGACCAGCGCCGCCATGTCCGTTTCAGGAGACAGGTTGTTGGTGCGGAGGGCTTTCAGGATTTCAGCATCCTTGCGCTCGTCAAAGGCGGGAGAAATGCCGCTCTCCACATAGTCCTTCCACCATTTCAGGGCAGGCTTCACATACTTCTTCTCGAAGTCAGGATACCGCTCGGACACCTTGAAGGGACGGGTGATGGTATTCTCACCGCTGCACACGAACTTCTCAGGGGCATCGTAGTCCTTGGGTTCGAGGAAGGAAGCGACCATGATAACCTCGTCCACGCCGAGAAGGTAAGCGTACAACGCCGCCTGCAAAGCGTAATACTCAGGAATATCGTCCTTCCAGTCCTCGACACGCTTGGAAGTCTTCATTTCGAGGACGGTGGTGGGCTTACCATCTTTGCCATAGAGCAAGTAGTCCCACATACCGCCGAGAACGGGGCTTTCCCTAAAGAAGTCACCGTAGGTCTGACGGAAGTAGTCTTTGCCCCAAATGTCGGTCGGTGTGACCAGATTGCTCATGAAGTAGGTCTGCTTCATGTACTCAGCCTGCTTAGGCTCGATGGTCTTACCAGCGATGGTGTAGATCGTGTCCTCGAAAGGCTTCTGATAGGTGCGGGTCACTTCGCACCAAATCTCGAACGGTGTAGACCACGGGTTCAGACCGAGGATAGTGGCGAAGCGAGTACCGGTCAGCTTCTTCGGACGCTTGGGAGGGATAATCTGGATTTTGTTACCGTCAAGCCATTCCATTTTTGTCTACCTCCTTATAATTCACAAATTCATCAGCGGCACATTCCCGAACGGCAGTATCAGGATTGTTACCGTAGAGCTTACAGCAATCCGCTTCCAAGTCTGCATTGACGCACTTACGGCAATCAATTTCAATCATGCCTTAGCCCTCCTTCGCCGCCTTCATTTCGTAGCCAGCCAGCATATTGTTCACGCCCTCGATCAGAGCGTCACACTTGTCGGCTTCGATCTTGGAAAAGCCCTCGGTCTTCATGGCGATGGTTTGCACGAACTGTTCCTGCTCTGCGTCAATATCCATGAGCTTTTTCAGCAGACTTTTCAGCGTACCGACCTGTTCCTCGGTAGCCGCACCAGCAGGAGCGCCGGTCAGTTCCTTCTTGATTTCCTGACGCTGTTCAGTGGTCACAGGGGGCTTCTTCGTGACGGTAGGAGTGGGTGCGGGAGTTGTGTCAAACTCGCCGCTGTCGATACTGTCATGCTCCACAATGTCCAAAACGAGCTGCCACAGGTAGCGGCGAATGTAGGTGATGGAGCTGCCGGTCGCCTGCATTTCGTTTGTGACCTGATTGCCAGCGTTGGACACGATGGGGGCGATGGGGGTGTACGGTGCAACAAAGTCAATGAAGTCCTCACGGTCATCGACATTGTAGACACGAGCGGTCGCCTTGTCGCCGTACATGGACGGAACCATCATCAGACCGATTTCAAGGAAAATCTGCTCGGCCTTGGGAACAATGTCTGCCAGCTCGAAATACTTATATTCGAGCTTCATGTGCTTGCCGCTCTTGTCCACGCCAGCTTCGAGGAAACGCACACGGGCAAGCTGCAACTTCTTGAACACATTCATGGTGGAATAATCCACCGCCGCAGTCTCAGCGGCTTTCTTGGTAGTAGTCATATTTATACCTCCAACATTTCTAATAATTTTTTCTTGATGGAATTGACTCTGCGGGTATTTCGCTTGGGTGGCTTCTCTCCGAGGAAATCTCGAACATAACGCCGTGCCAGCCGGATATACCAGTCACGGTCAACCACATCAATCGTCAGGTGATTGTCGTTGTCTACGACACATTTTGCGGGGAGTCCAGCAATCTTGACGGGATTGCCAGTGCCAAGGTGGATTTTGTAGAGGGTTCCGCACCGATGGTCTTCCGTGGCATATACCCGGTTGACCTTCTGCACGACCTCCATCTGACCGTCTACCTCATGGAGAGCGTCACCATACTTGCTCCCGGCCTTGGCGACCAACTGGAAGTCCAGCAGGCGGTCGCAGCTCATGATGGTATCTTCGACCGGGATACCATAGGCCAGATAATCTTTGACGGCCTTAGCGACCACGCAGGCATTGTTATTGATGTTGAACGCTCCTGCCGGGGCAATCCCACGAACGAGAACGCCACCCTTGATTTTGGGGTCGCCCTCGAAGGGAACCTCGACATAATTGTTCACATCTTTCTGACAGATCATCTTGATAAGGTCTTCCTCTAACTCAAAGCCGGTTCTGTCCTGCCACTCCTGCGTAATTTCCTGATACACAGGCACATCGCAGTCATCAAGGCTGACCATGATACCATCGGTGTTGAGCTGAATGATCTTCAAGGTGGGGCAGTCCTGAACAAGATGTTCCGCCATTTCGAGCAACTGCAACTGGCCTGAGATACAGACCGAGCGCCCCATGAGCGGGTCATACAGGTCGTTATAGCGGTTCAGCATGGCTCCGTAGGTGGTGTTCAGCACCAGCTTCAAAGCGTTCGCCGTAGCTTTGTCCCCGGCTCTCTTTGCTTTAACTCGCCGTTCAATGGTGGCGGCATACACATCGGGAGAGGGAATATTTCGGCTACAATAACCGTTCAAGGTCATCTGGTGTGGATAATAGCTTGCAACATCTTTGTTGCGGATAGAGCGGGTTTCCGTGGCTTCCTCTCGGTAACACGGGATAGCCCCATGAATACCACCGTAGGCGATGGTACAAGGACAGCCGCCTACCATCAGATCGAGCTTTTCCTTGAACACCACTTCGTCAGGAATACTCTTATCCTTCAACCGTTCGAAGAAGTCGAACACTTCCTGCGGAATGTACTGACGAAGCAGCTTCGGCGGATACTGATATTCCCGCTCGTCATAGTGCGGCTTTTGCTCTGCGTCAAGGTAAGCAGCGGTCAACTTGGCGTTGGTCATGTAGAGGGCTTTTGCAGGATACAGCCCCTTTTCACGACCCAGCGTGAGTTTACTGGACAGGTAGCCTTGACGAAGATCGTCCAGCCTGTCGGTTGCGTCAACATCGTGTCGGCAGTAGAACTCGACCTCTTGCTTCTCGTCCTCAGTCAGAGGGCGGTCGATGTTGAACGGAACGGTGGTTTCACGAATGTCCATTCCGAGGTGCGCTTCGATTGCTTTCAGGGACAAACCCATCTGGCAATCGTCCATCAGATCGTATTGGTCGAAGAAAATCCCGCAGTCACGGAGAGGGGCGTACTCCCAGCCCTCGTGACCACCAACGATAATGAAATCGTTAACTGCCTTGATTTCCTCCGGCGTGAAACCTGAGAGAACCGCTTTCAGAATGAATTGGTCATAGTGCTTATTGTTGAACCCTGCCAACAGGGGTTCTTGGGTCATGAACTGTTCGACCGCTTCATTGTCATTCCAAATTTCGGTGTATTCCCCCGTGACCTTGTTTTTGAAGACAAAAAGCCAATCGTAGGCAAACACCTCGCAGTCGAAAATGAAAGGTTCAAGGTTCAAGGAACTTGCACCCCGCTTTCCGGTAGGTGGTACACCGCTTTTTGTAGCTTCGCACGAGGTATTGGATACCATCGTCCACATAATCATAGGCGATAGGTTCTCCCTTTCCCTCGAAGGTACGAGCGATACGACCAATGCTCTGAGTTATCACAGCGTAGTCTTTCTGCGGTGTAGTCAAGTACAGACGGTCGAGCCGGGGAATATCCAAGCCCTCTTTTGCCAGAGAGTAAGTAGCGAACAGATACCGCTTGCGTCCCTGCCGCATTTCCTCAATAGCCTGTTCTCGGAGAGTCTTGGCTTTCTTCGTGGTCATCTTCCCATCAATCATGACCGCCTGTTTTCTCAGGTCGGGCGGAAGCCTGTTCATCAGGGTTTCCAAGTGCGTCAGCCGGTCGGAGAGAATGAGATTGTAGTGATCTCGGTTTGCCACGAGGTCAGCGACAATCAGGTTATTCCGGGGATAACGGTCAGCGAGGAAATTAACCAACTTGGCGTAGATGATCGTACCGTCCGTGTCCAAAAACTCACGGCTGAGTCCTTGGTGTGTGGCACGGGGCAAAACGCTGACGGTCATGATCTTGTCTTTCACCGCTTCGTCCGGCACTTGATAGGCAATCCCACCCAGCAGAGCGTAGGTGGCGGCAATCATACCGTCTGCCCTGTGAACCGTAGCGGACAAGCCGTACTTATGCCGAGCTGCCAGAGCGTTCAACACCTTAGAGAACTGCGTCATAGCGGTCGGGGTTCCGGCTACACGGTGGCACTCGTCCACGATGATACAATCCCAAACATCACGGTACTGGCTCAGGTCGAGGTTGCACATGGTCTGTACCGTTGCGAAAGTGATTGCCTTACCGATTTGAACCCTACCTTCGGTGATCGTGCCAGTCAGAGAAGGACCCATGTACTGCTCCGCTCGGCTTTTGCTCTGTACGAGCAAATCTCTCGTGTGAGTCAACCAGAGCGTCCTTCGGCCTGTATCCGCCGCAACAGCAATTCCGATTTGCGTTTTACCGCACCCCGCAGGGGCTTGAAGAATACCGTAGTAGGCAGTTATCAGGGCTTCCTTGGCTTCCACTTGGTAGTCATAGAGCGGAATGGTGCAACCGAAGTCCACCTCGGTCGGTGTGGGAAGATTGACCTTCATGTGACAATCATCCATCGCCAGCACATTATTCAGACAACCATAGGGAAGAACCAGTGTGTCACCGTCCCATTGGAACAGGTACAGCTTCTCAGGGGTGTTGCCGACCCAAAAGTGCATACGGACTTTCTTGGCGTACTCAGGATTGGGAAGGATAAGCTGCTTCTTGCACCATGTAAGCAACTGCTCAGACGGGTTTTCAATTCGGAGCTGATTGCCAACAGTTACTTGCATAACTTCACCTCCGGCATAGCGGGCATCAACTTATATTCCTTTGCGGACTTTTTTCTTTGACAATCTCGTGCGAACTATCTTTTCTTCAACCTCGAATAAGTCATCGGGGTTGGACAGCAGAAGGCCTTGAACACAAGCGAAACGCAAAATCGTTTCCTGCCAATACTCGCTTAATGTTTCTCGGTCGAGATTTTGCAAGCTTTCGTCCAAAACAATTTCCCAAGCGGCTTTACCATCAATCACGCTTTTTCGGGCAACACAAAGACGAGCTAATGTTCCAACATTTTCCCCACTAATGGATAGAACGCCCGTGTCTGAATTAAACTGAAAGATCAGTGAAAATTGATCGGTAGGGTCAACCCATTCAAAACACGGCAAACTTACACGATCAAACTCAGGTTCGCAATGATAAACAATCCAATCGAATTGTTCACCGGTAAGTGATATTCTGTTATTTACTTGCATTGAGACACCCACTCTCCGAGTGTGATACCGAACTGTCTGATTTCAGACGCAGAGAGAACGGTCTTCATTAAGAACAGATTGCGTATCACCGTGAAGGACAGAAAGTACACAGCTCCGTTCATCATTCGGAGAGCGAACCACCCCTCTCCGTTTCCCGTTTCTTCCCAAAGAGACATGGCGGAAAACTGGTTTTCTTCGATACGCTCCATCTTAAAAATGTTCTTGGAACAATCCTTACAGTCAATGGGATAGCTGACACCGTTTCGAGCCGCAATTACATCGAACGGCTGACCTTGACTATTCTGAGCGAGGTTGTGCGCCCAAAAGCCACAACCAGACAGGCTCAGGCATAAGTCTCTTTCAAAGCCAGTGCCAACCTTGCGATTGACATTCATGTTTTCACTCCTTTCACCGCCCCTGACGGGGCGGGATTTACGAGATACCCGATCAAATGCAGAAGCCGAAGGACACGCCACGGGAGGAGCTGGCGTAGTAATGGGAGGCGACGCCGCCGTCGGTCACACGACAGAAGTAGCTGGTGGAGCCGGAACGAGGAGAACGCTCCCATCTCCAATCCCTCTCACCATTCTGCTTGCACTTGCCGTAGGGCGTGTTCTCTCGCTTGTACCACTCGTACCACTTACCCTCACCGCCGCAGGAATAAATCTTGCGACCGAAGACCTCCTGCTCAGAAAGAACGAACAGCTTGTCAACGGAAGGAACCAGCATTTCGTTCTTACCGCTCTTTGCGGTGATCTTCACCACGGGCTTGATGACCGCTTTCAGATCAGCGGGAAGCTGCTTCTCGAAGAAGTTGCCGTTGAGCTTGGCACGGAGGTAGGAAGCGTCCCAGCCGCCCTCGTTGGTAGACTTCTCATTCATGGGAATGTCACCGTCAAGGGTTTCAACGGTTTCAAAGGTGATGTGGGTCAGACTGCCGTCCTCAGCGTAGTCATGGTTGAACCCGATGATACGGGCAGTCAGGTAAGAGCCATCAGCCAGACGGAATTTCTTTGTGTCACCGACCTCGAACACCTTGTCAGCAAGGCCGATGGAAGAATACATATTGATCTCGTCCCAAGAACAGTCTTCCAGCTTATAGCGTTTCAGGGAGGGGCGACCGCCGAACATGACACCATACACAGAATTAAGGTGAAGTTTGACGGTATCGGTATCCACATAGCCCGTAGGCATAAGGGTTTCGATCATCTTCTTCTGAGAAGCGATGGTTTTCTCCATCTTCTCGAACTCGTCTGCGAGTTTCGCAATCGTGCTATTCATAAAGTTCTCCTTTACAAAATGATAGGTTCTGATATAATCAGATTGAGCTTTTACGCTTGCCGTTGATGGAAGTACCAGTTCCGTCAGCGGCTCTTTCTTTTTCTCGGCGGGGCGGGATAAAACGCACCAGACAGCTCACAGAACAACCAGAAGCAGCCAAGGCCGATACCCATACGAACCATGCCTGCGCCGAGAGCCATCGTGTCTTGCTCCACCGCACCAACTACACCCAACAGGTAGAAAAACGAAAGAAATGCCAACACACCAAATACCTTTTTCATTATCTGTTCCTCCAAACCATAGGTTTCCATTGATACGGTGTTCCGTACTTCTGCTCGTACCAGCTCTCGAACTGCTTGCGGTTCGTTTCGTCCTTGAAAAACTCTCGGACAGATCGAGCAAGGAGTGAGCTGAACGCTTTGGCCTGGCCTCGCACTTCCGGGGCAAATGCACTGTCGCTCATGACACACCGCCAATCTGCCGCTCGTACCAGTCCAGAATGTCGATAGACTCAGCGATGATCTTGTCCACAGAAGGGCCGTTACGAGTCCCTGCGAGAATTGCACTCAGGACAGGGCCGTTCGTTTCAATCCCCCGCTTTCGGAGCATATCAATCAGCCATGCAAACGACAGGTGATTGATGCTCAGGCGATAGCGAATTTTCTCACGCTCTTTCACAAAACCTCTCCTTTCTTTGAATTGAGAACAATATTTATTGACAACCAGTGGGCGTAATGGTACAATTTACTTGCCAAACAATTAAACCATTGACCACAGCAACCGCCGAAAAAAGAAAACCTTTCGGGGGTCGGGTTTTTGTTGTCAAAATCTCTTGTTCACAATTCAGAGTATATCGCAGTTTTCTGCGAATGTCAATGGTATTTTCGCAGTTTTCTGCGAATTATTTTTAGGAGGTGCTATATGAATATTGAATTGACAGTGGAGAGAATCAAAACTCTCAGTAAAACTAAGGGGTTTAAGACCAAGTACATTTGTAAAAACCTTGGCGTTCGGGATAATTATTTTACAGATTGCAAAGCGAAAAAACTGATAATCCCCGATGATATTCTAAAGCCACTGGCTATTATGCTTGACACCTCTATTGACTATTTGAAAGGCGAAACTGACGACCCTCTCTTTCACTTGTCCTCTGTTGGTTTGACCACCGAACCTTATGAAAAGAATGGCAAGCGACCTATTTTCGGTCATGCGTCCGCAGGAAAAGGTGTCATCGCTCAGCAAGAAGCATTGGGGTATGAACAAGTTGACCCCGAATATGACTGTGACGATTGTTTCTGGTTGCAAGTGGACGGAGATAGTATGTCGCCAGTCTTAGACGATCACGATTTAGTGCTGGTTAAAAAGGACACACCCCCTGAAACAGATACTCTTATGGTTGTCATTGTTGATGACGAAGAAGGGTTTGTTAAGAAAATCAGCATTGATGAAGATACTGTGACCCTTCGCTCTTTTAATCCACACTATCCTCCCCGTGTTTTTGGCGGTGTTGAAATTGGACGATTGCGCTTTGTCGGTAGAGTCATGGAGTTAAAAAGGAGATTTGCATGAAAAAATTTCCAATCGACCTCTCCTGTCTGACAGAGGAAGAAATCTCTCAATTTCAGGAAGACCCATATACGCTCTACAACGGAGATCAAGATGTTGCTCTCTATCTTCGGTATAGCTCCACAGGCCAGAGTGACCAGTCTATCGAAGGACAGCTTCGTGACTGCCGCACCTTCTGTAAAGCAAACCACTACCGCATTGTAGCCATCTATGTTGATCGAGCAACAACCGCTCGCAAAGATGTGGAAAAACGGGTTCACCTCATGGAAATGGTTGCGGATAGCGCAAAGCAGAATTGGGAATATGTCATCGTCTGGAAGCTCGACCGTTTTGCTCGTAACCGCAACGACAGCGCAATTATGAAAATGCGTCTGCGGAAGAACGGCGTGAAAGTCCTCTCCGCCACAGAACACCTCACCGACAGCCCTGAGAGTATCATCTTGGAATCTGTGTTAGAGGGTATGGCTGAGTTTTTCTCTGCCGAGCTGTCACAGAAGGTCACGAGAGGTATGCGTGAATCTGCCTTGAAGTGCCACAGTGTAGGCGGTCATATTCCCCTTGGGTACAAGGTGGAAAATCACAAGCTGGTCGTTGACCCTGACACCGCCCACATCGTTCAAGAAGCGTTCTCTCTTTACGCCAACGGCGAAAGCGTAGCTGACATTTGCCGAAAGTTTAACTCTGCCGGATATAAGACTGCCAAAAACACGGAGTTCAACCGCAGCAGCTTTAAGGCCATGTTCCGTAACACTCGTTACATCGGCACTTATACCTACAAGGATATTGTCATCGAAAATGGTATTCCAGCCATCATTGACAAGGAGCTGTTTGAAACGGTACAGCGGCGGCTTTCTAAGACCGCCACAGCCCCAGCAAGGGGCAAGGCTAAGGTAGATTACCTCTTGTCTGGAAAGCTGTTCTGCGGTCATTGTGGGGCTTCTATGAACGGTGAAAGCGGAGCCGGTAGGCACGGCAAGGTCTACCACTACTATTCCTGCTACACGAAAAAGAGAAAACTTGGGTGTGATAAGCGGCCTTTGAAAAAAGATTACATCGAAGGGATAGTAGCCCGTGACGCTCTCAACCTTTTGACCGATCAGCTCATTGATGAAATCGCAGACATGGCAATCCGACAGAGTGAACAGGATTTGATAAACGACACGCACATTCCGCAGTTGACCGCTCAGTTATCGGAGGTCGAAAAGTCAATCACAAATATCACTGCCGCCATCGAAAAGGGTATTGCTTCCGAGACATTGATGAACCGGCTTGTCCAGCTCGAACACGAAAAGAAAACCCTCAACAAAGAAATCAAAGCTGAGGAAAAATTCGTCTACCGAATTGACCGTGACCAAATCGTATTCTGGTTGAGTCAGTTCAAATACGGAAACATCGAAGACGAAGACTTCCGCAGGCGGCTCATTGATTTGCTTGTCAACTCCGTTACAGTGTGGGACGAACCTGACGGGTATAAAATCACCACCGCATATAACCTAACCTCTTGCAAAACCAAGACTTTCCGGGTAGAAAAGAACCCCGCCGCCGAAGAAGCGACAGGGTTCGATTTTGGGGAGTCTGAGTGTACCATTGAGCGCATATCCGAACCCTACATTGTGTGGGGAACGGTATTCGTTCAAACCAAAAGACACTCCTTACCTTAATCGGTAGGGAGTGTCTTCTTTTATTCTTCGCCGGAATACCCGTTTGCTCTGGCACATTTCAGCGCACCCAAGATCATCTTGTCCTGAGCCAGAGTTCGTTCTTTCAGCTCATAGAGTGGAGTGCGGCGATGATCGTCCCATTCAATGAGCTGCTTTTTGTCGTGAACGACTTGACCCTCGTAGAGATTGATAACCTTGTCGAGCGTGATTTCTTTCAGCACTTGCATTTTCTCACCCCTGAGCGTCCTCGTCTGAGGTTTCTTTTGACTTGACCTTAATGCCGTACAGAATGGCGAGTTCGGCAGTCCAAGCCGCAAACCAGCCGACCGTCAATTCTGTGTCAACCGTGTGGCCGCAGGCGTTCAAAATCAACACCACAACGGCATACCAAGTCAGATTGAAGATGGACAAGATCGTGAACTTCGTGCGCTTTCTCATTTTTTTCTTCTTCGGCTTAGGTTGCACTCGTTTACCACCCATAGGAAGCCCTCTCAGCGACACAGGAAGCGTTCATGCACGAAGCCAGTATAATTTACCCTCTTGTGCGAGAAAGCCACATAGAGCCATTTAACGCCGTTTACAACGGTATAGTAGCCGTAGTTCTTGACAGTGGTTCCCTTGGGGATTGTCACCAGCACTCTACTGTCCGTCCCGGCAGCGTCACGGACATTCAGGCCAGCACCAGCGGTCACGGTGTAAGTACCTGCCACGGCCTTATTGAAAGACCGTGCGACACCCTTGGCCTTGACCTCAGTGGTAGGAACGGGCTTGACTGTTTCGGGCTGTGTGGGGGTCACGGTTTTGTCGTAGGTCACATAGGGGAGGTGTCCGTGCTTCTTCCACATACGGGTATTATACCCGTTCTTCTTCCCGATGTTGCCGACAGCGGTGATCTGCACATTGTTCGCCCAACGAGGGGAACACTCGACCGCCAGACCGTTTCCGATATACACGCCGATGTGTCCCGTAGTCCACACCACTTCGCCGGGGTCAACCTTGTCCCACCCGGAAGCCGTAGTGTCCTTGCACCTTTTAATCATGGTGTCAGCGCCCTCGTCAGGTACGCCGTTGGTGGCGTACTTCGCACCGCCGTAAGACTTGGTTTTATCACCAGTCCAGCCCCACAAAATGGCTTTGATAAGGTTCACACAGTCAAAGCCAAAGGTATCAGGGGTCGCTGCCATAATCATAGAGGTACGAGCTGCCGCCATGTTGTAGGGGTGGTTCTTGATATACCGAGACTTGTTTGTGTCGGTCAACGGCGCACCAAAGCACCCCATGACATACAAGGTCTTGTAGTGCTTGGCAATATCAACGACCTTGGCGACCAGTTCACTTGATTTCATCATAGCTCTTGTCCTCCTTGGTAGCGTCCAAAATGGCCTTGAACTTCGTAAATGCTTCTGTGATGTACTTGCAGGACACCATAAGTACCGCACCAATAATCACCAAATTGCTGAAAATATCCGCATACTCAGCCGGAATTTCCCACCCGACCATATCCGCAAACAGCGGCAGCGTGGTAATAGCCACACACAGCAGGGTCAGACCGCAGACAAAAGCAGTGATCTTCAAGCCTGAGTTTATCAGCTTTTCCTTGCTAAACGGTTCCAGCAGGATTTTGATGTTGTAATACAGAGAAAAGGACACATTGGAAAGGTAGGCACACAGAAAAATCAGCATAGCCCAGCCGATATTCGTCAGGTTGTGCAAAATGGTTTCGAGCATAATTTTTACCTCCAATTTTTAATTTAGGTGAGTTAGGTGAGTAATCGGGCGTTTTTCCTATAAACTCCCTCTTATACACGCATACTAAGAGAAAGTTATAGGGATTTTGACCCGATTACTCACCTTTATCACCTTACTTTCGGGTCATGCAGGCTTGTGAAAGCCCTCCAAGTCCTCGATACGGTGGTTGATGACCTTGATCTGTTCTTCAACCACAGGTACACGCCTTGCAAAATTGTTGTGTTCCCGCACTTCACGGGTCAGTTCGTTCAACTTGGTTTCGATGACCGCCTGCTGCTTGTCCAGTTTTGCGTCAACCTTACTGGCAGACTTGCCGGACGAGTAGATGATACCAAGCAGGCTCAGACCACCCGTGATAATAGCGACCAGAATTGCGTCACTCATGTCCTGCCCCCTTTTTTACTTGCCGGTGTATTCTTCCCAGCCAGCGGGATAAGCGTCCGGGGAATACACATTTCCGTCAATCAGACTGCGGTACAGCTTGTCGTTGTAGCTCACGATGTCACCCTTGTTGTAAGCGTCATGAGCGCCTGTTGGCTGAGTCCACACAGGGTAGCCGGAGGGGGTCAGGCCAATCGGCGTGTAGAGAGCGGGAAGTGCGTCAGGCTTCCAATCTGCTTGGGAAGTGTGCGCCTGTACTACCTTGTAGAGCTGCGGGTCGCCTACACCGTTCACACCATAGGTGAAATAATCACCAACAGCATAGGCATGACCGACCTGATAGGGGTCATAGATGGTTGCAACCACCATCGCAGAGTCTTCGTCAAGGCTTTTGGCGAACATCTGAACAGCCTTGCGGAACTGCTCAGAATTACGAATGTCGTTCGGGTCAGTCAGCAGAGCGGTCAGACTGGAAGCGTAAACGCCATCGTCCACTTCTTCGACCGAAACCGTTTCAGCACCGTCCAGTTCGGGGTGTCCGTTGACATGGTACACGGTGCCGTTCAAGGCAATACCCTGTGCATTGTCCTCGACCGTCAGGCCGTAGCAGCCGTTTTCCTGCATACATACCCAAGTTAGATTGCTCACAATGCCGAGAACTGCGTCCTTCTTGATGATTTTATACATGGCTTTTCCAACCTTTCTCGTCCGGGTAGAACCCGTACAATGATTTGAAATATTGATTGGTGCGCTGCCGCACCTTGAAGCTGTGACCTCGCTTCATGTGACCGTTGTAGGAGTCCACGGAACACCGAATATCAGCCAAGGTCATTTCGCCCCGGTCGAGCTTTCCTCGGAAAGCCCTGAGCTTGTGTCGAACGATTTTTGTTGAGTCCCTGTTCATCTTCCGAACAACCTTGCCGGTCGGTGTGATGATGAACCTCGTTTTCAACCAGCGGTAATAATCTCTGAGAGGAATGACCCTTGTCTTCTTCAAATTCAGTTCCAGACCGCACTTCTCGCAGATGATCTTTAACCCGTCCATACAGAGATACAGGTCATCAATGTTAGGGCTGATTGCCACACCATCGTCCATGTATCGCTCATAGGCTTTGATACGGCAGACCTCTTTGAAATAGTGGTCGATCATATTGGGAAGCATGAGAGCGTTCGTCTGAGATACCTGACTGCCAAGACCCAAGCCCACAGAACCGAAGTCCGTAATAAAGCTGTTCGCAAGCTCCCTGATTTTCGGGTCATGAAGTCTGCGGTCGGCTTCACGGAACAACGGCTCGTGTGGAGCTGAGTCAAAGAAGCTGTGAAAATCGTAAAGCAGAACCCCTCCTTCCAGACCGTACTTCCTGTAATGCCGTTGGAGGTAACAGGTCATACGGCGCAGGGCGAAGTCCATACCTCGGTGTTTCAAGCTGGCGGAGTTGTCATAGATGAAACAGGACGAATAGATGGGAACTAAGCAGTAGTCACACAGACACTTTTGAACCGCTCGTTCCGTGATGTGGACTGATCGGATATACCGCTTCTTCCCTCGCTCCATGATGGTGAAAGCGTGAAAGCCACGGTGCTTGAAGGTTCTGTTTTGAAGTTCCCGATGGGTCTTTGCGATGATCGGAATGATATTGCCGATATACCGCTGAGTTGAGTTTTTCCAGTAGACACCCTTACAGCATTTCTTCCCGGAAAGGTAAAGGTGTCTGAACGAAAAGACTTCATCGAAATCACCACACTCTTTGCTTCGCCGCAGACGAGCTTCGTCCCGCTTGGCTTTCCTGCGCTGATAACGGGCTTCTCTCCGTTCTTCGCTTGTCATAGAAGGTTCCCCTCCGTACAGTCTTATTGTCGGGTACGGGTTCTAACTGCTTGTAGTACCAGCCATGAAATGAGCTACCGTACAATCGCTCACCATGCAAGAAGCGTCCGGCTGACTACATCGGACGGGGTGTTTTGGCTTGGTAGCCGGGAACAAGCCCTCCCTCTGCAAAAGGTACTGATTTCGCCCAAAGGGGTTACTACGACTGACCTATGCGAAGTTGCAGAGTCCGAAGGACACGCCATTGGAGTTGCTGGCGTTGTTATTGTTGGCGTTGCCGTTGTTGTTCACATTACAGAAGTTGTTGGTGTTGCCGGAATTAGGAGAACGCTCCCACCAGTTGTTCGCAGAAACGGTAACAATTACAGGGCTTGACCCAATGAAAAACTCATGCCGGGAGGTCTTTATACCTCTCGTGGTCAGCTTTCCGAACCTTGGAGATAAGCTGTGCTTCGTCCGTGATGTACTCTCCAAATTCCTTCATAGCGTGGTCAATCCACGGACATTTTTCAGGGTTTTGGAGAATAGCGTCATAGAGCAAAGTCAGCTTCGGGCTGAGATTTTGAAGGGCGATGTTGGCGTTAATCAGGTGATCTCGCCGCATTTGCGCTTCATGCTGATTGTGCGGGTAGATGTTGTTCGCCGCTCGGACTTCCTCATGAACCGTGGAAGCCAGCTCGAAGATACGGTTTGTCAGCAGAGGTGCGTATCTTTTAGGAGCCTTGGTGCAGACGGAGAAAGCGTGAAGCTCTAACCGTCTGGCGGTTTCGATGAACTGCATGGAGCTTTCGCCACGCATAGCTTTGATGACTGACACGCCAACATTCCTTTCTTACACCTGTCTCTTATACACATCTGACGCTGCCGACGATCGCATAAGTGTAG